CTGCTGCCCGTATAGCTGAAACCTTCTGGCCCAACATTAGCCATCGTAAATAAATAACTAGGATCTCTTGGACTGTCTTGAGTAAGTTGTAATGCTCCCTGTGCCCAAATCGGCATACATCTCATTATTCCTGACAAAGTATTTATGACATCAAACGCCTCTATGCTTGTTTGAATATTTATATTGCAAGCGAATCTAGCTTCTTGTCCATTGAACCCATCATCAACAAGTTCATTAGAAAACTTACTTGCAGTTACAAAAGAGAATAAATCTAAATTACTATCAATAATATGATTTCCTAGCCCATATCTAGTGTTGGTAAGTAAGTCGAGAAGTATTAAAGCAGGGCACGTTGTCCATTGAGCAGCACCCATAACACCATTAAAAATATAGCCAGCAGGGTAAACAACTCTTCCAGTTTGTAAATCTACAGTTGGAGTGCCCGATCCACTAGCTCCTGCACCTGGGATTCTTACTTTTACCCCTCGGATTCTAAATTTTCTTGCAGGGATTCTAGTAAAAAACTCTGAATCCAACCTTAATTTTGTATAGGCACTATTTAGGTATCTGTTAGAATCGTCTATCAATTCTGAGTATGATTGCCAAATTAAATCTCTCGATATTCTATCCGTACTATCAGCAGAAGTTTTGACAACTCTTACATCTATTGGATGAGCACCACTTAAATTAATTCTGTAATCTCTGTTATAAGCATCTGCTGTTCTACCTTTGATAGTATCAGTAACTTTAGTTACAAAACCACCTCCATTATTTTGAATTTGAATTTGTAAAGTAATTTTAGAACCGACTATATCTCCATCTTCTTCCATTTTCTGTAGTAAAGGAGCAGTAACAGTTACTCTTACTGCGTCTAGCTCAGTATTATTTGTTAGCTGTCTTGTTACAGCATTGGCATTACCATTTTTAACTTCTACCCCAACGCCAAAGTTTGAAGCACTACCTTTAACTCCTTTCATTTTCCCTTGGTTGCCTGTTCCAAAACGAATATCAAAACCTACATTTTTGTGATTAAATTGAGCATTTGATGGGTTAGCTGAGTTTGCATTAGCTTGCAATATAGGTGTGTTATCTAAGAAAACATCTTTCTTTGCAGCATTAAGGTATGCAGTTGTACCTTTAGTTCTTCCCTCTTTTGAGGCAGTTGCAAAACCTTCTATCTCTCCTTCAGAAATTAAATCAATAAAAGTCGCAAATTGTTTACTATGTAAATTATCTTTAGCGATAGTTGGTGGTTCGCCACCGCCACCTTTACTTCCACCACCACCAGAACCAGCAATGCTTGGCCCTAATCCTGCATTATGAACACGAATCGTATTAGCTATAAAGGTATGATGACCTTCAACGGTTAGGTTGTAGACAGTATGCGTTCCAATATCTCTACGATCAATAATCGGTCTTAGATGACCAAACTCATCAATTAAACAATCATCAGTTCCTAATGTATCTATACCAACAAACGCATTGAATTGATTTAATACCCAATGATTTGGTGTTGCATCTAAAGTTTTACCACCCCAGATTGTGTATTTAACAACTGATTCGTTTTCATGCTCATGTACTTTTAAAACTTTGGCATGATAAATAGTACCTTTATCATCAAAACTGCAAACAATATCTCCAACATTAATTTCTTTTATTAACTTTGTGCCATTTGGTACAGATACAGGAGTATCACCAGTAAAACAACCTCCACCACCTGATCCTGCAATGTACTTATTTGTATCGGTCATGCCTGTACCGCAACTGTGTCTACATCTCCACTTATAACAACTGATCCTGTAAATATCTCACCATAAAC